TTAAAGCGCCCAGTAGGTGAGCTTGTTCTGGCTGATCCGCTTGCCGTCGAGCGACGACTTCAGGTCGCAGACGATCCCGCCGTCGGTGATCATCCCGGGCAGATCGTCCTCGATCGTTTCCATGATTTCGCGGTGCGGCACGGCGAACACGAGTACGTCGAGCGCGTTGAGTTCGTCGCGGCTCGCGAGCTCGATGCCGTACTCTTCGTGCACCTGTTCGGCATCGGCCATCGGGTCGTACACGATCGGCGACATGCCATAGCGCGTGAGCGCTTCGTAGAGGTCGACGACCTTCGAGTTACGGATGTCGGGCACGTTTTCCTTGAACGTGATGCCGAGAATGCCGACGCGGGTGTTCTCCCTGAGCCGGTGGCGGCTCGCGATCACCTGCACGAGACGACCGGCGACATAGTCGGCCATGCCGTCGTTGATGCGGCGGCCCGCCAGGATCATTTCGGGGTGGTAGCCGAGTTCCTGCGCCTTGGAGGTCAGATAGTAGGGATCGACGCCGATGCAATGACCGCCGACGAGACCCGGCGTGAAGCGCAGGAAGTTCCACTTCGTGCCCGCGGCTTCCAGCACTTCGGACGAGCGGATGCCGACCAGATCGCAGATCTTCGAGACTTCATTCATGAGCGCGATGTTGATGTCGCGCTGCGTGTTCTCGATAACCTTGGCTGCCTCGGCCACCTTGATCGACGAAGCGCGGAACACGCCCGCGTCGATGATCTTTTCGTAGACGGCCGCGATCGCATCGAGCGCTTCCTCGTCCTGCCCCGAAACGATCTTGACGATCTTTTCGAGCGGATGTTCGCGGTCGCCCGGATTGATCCGCTCGGGGCTGTAACCGAGCTTGAAGTCGATGCCGCAGCGCAGGCCCGAGCTCTTTTCCAGCTCCGGACCGCAGATGTCTTCGGTCGCGCCCGGATGGACGGTCGACTCGAACACCACGATGCTGCCCGGCTTCAGGACCGGGCCAATCAGCCGGCAAGCGCTTTGCAGCAACGAAAAGTCAGGACTGCACTTTTCGTCGACAGGCGTGGGGACCGCGACCACGAAGAAATTCGCCTCGGCCAGGTCCTCGACCTTGCTGCTAAAACGCAGCGTCGAGTCCCGCAGCACGTGCGGCTCGACTTCGCCGGTCCAGTCCTCGCCGTCGCGCAGGTTCTCGATCCGCCTCGCGTCAACATCGAATCCGGTCACATCAAAATGGCGCGCTAGCGCCACTGCCACGGGCAGACCAACATAGCCCAGGCCACACACCGCAATCTTCGTCGTCACACAATTCCCCTTATTAAACGTCGCATATCGCCGCCCCACGAACCGATGCACGGTTCGCGGGTACGAACGCTTCGACCCAGACAAATGAGCCCGAGGACCAGCCGCAAGACCAGACCTGGGCGTAACGATTTCCAGCCAAACCGAAATTCGGTATTAGTGAGGACTATTGATGTTTATATCTGCAAGGGCGTCTTTCGGAAAACAGGGTCCCTGGATGTGCGTCGCGCCAGCGAACTCCACGATCTCCAGGTCTGCTTCGTTTTCGACACCCATGATCACAACGTCGGCGCCGGCGCCACGCGCCAGCGTGACGAGGTTGCGCAGGAAGTCGCTGGCGCGGTCGCTTCCTCGCGCCTCGCGCAGGCAGCCTGCATCGATCTTGACGATATCGGCACCCAGCCACGCCAGCGCTTCGACGCTGCTGCCGCCGCCCCCTACGTTATCGAGTGCGACCTGACAGCCGAGAGCCTGAAGCCTGCGCACGAATGCGCCCACCCTGTCCAGATCGACCGGGGGTGCGACTCCCGAAAGTTCGATCACGAGCCGCTCCGCGACAGCACGCTGCTCACCCAGCACGGCGAGGATGAACGTCCACCAGACATCGAGCGAAGCGCTTCGCGATGTCACGTTGCAGCCTAGCGAAAGGCCCGGATTCAATTGCAGCGCGCAGACGGTCGCTTCGACGGCCCAGCGGTCCAGCCTGCGAATGAGACCGAGCCGCTCGAGCGGCGCCACCATCTCGGCCACCGGCCTGCGCACGCCGTGCGACATCCAGAACGGCACCATCTCGTAATAACGGATGACTTCCGCATTGCGCAGCGTGCAAACCAGTTCCGCGTCGAAGTCCCGGCAATCGAGACCGTCGTCCGAGAACAGGCGCCCGGCTGCCTTCATGTCGGAGAAAAAACGGTCGCGCCAGCACTGCTCTTCCTGCCCGAGCCGGGCAACGCTGGAGCCGGCGTCAGCGATCGCGATATCGAATGCGCGCTCCTTCTGCTCGACGACCGACAGGGAAAGCGCCACGAATACGACGTCCCCCGCGATCTCGACCGGCTGGTCAGCGAGATCGCCAAGAATACGGTCCAGCAGGAACCCGATCTGGGTTGAGCCCGACGTCGCTGCTGGCAGACCGCCGAGCGGCGAATCGAAAACGAACAGGATCAGATCGCCGCTCAGCACCGCAATGCCCGGCACCGACCGGCACAGCGCGCGTGCGCGCTCGAGAACGACGTGCCGCACAGCGAGCGCGGACCGCGAACCCCACGCGCGATCAATCTCCGGCAGGTTCTCAATCGACGCAACGATGCACAGCGCACCGGCCGGATCGGGCCGGTCGGGCAGATTGGCCACTGGCCGCACCGACTGCAGAAATTGCTCTTCGAACGTCATGTCGCTGCGCCTTTATTAAACGCAACGACATAACAGGGGGAAAAGGACTAAAGGAGCAAAAGGGACAAAAGGGGTCCCTTTCGCTCCAGGTATTTTTTCCGTAAATCCCGAGAGGAGGATCATGATTTACCCGATGAATTTTTAACGGCTATCGACTATGCTTGATCGTGACACAAAGGACCCGTTATGTCCAGACTTTTATATTCAGATTTCTTTCGTTTATTCAATAAAAAATGCTAAACGGGTGATTCGCTATCCGGGGGTAAAAACAAACAAACCACGGAGGTAAATGTCATGAAAATCGGTTATGCCCGTGTCTCAACGGATGAACAGAACCTGGATCTACAGACCCGCGCATTGCGGTCAGCCGGATGTCGCAAACTTTTTGAGGATCACGGTGTCTCGGGCGCCAGCTTTTCGCGGCCGGGCCTCGCATCGATGCTGGAGCAACTTCGTGCCGGGGATGTTCTCGTCGTGTGGAGACTGGACAGGCTGGGGCGTTCCCTGCGACGACTCCTCGAGCTGATCGAGGGTCTCAATGCGAAGGGAATACAGTTTCAATCGCTAACGGAGGCGATCGACACGACGTCGTCCAGCGGCGTGCTGGTCTTTCATATGCTTGCGGCGCTCGCGCAATTCGAGCGGTCCTTGATCGGCGAACGCACCCGCGCTGGAATGCTGGCTGCGCGCGACAGGGGATGCCACCTGGGCCGGCGCCCCAGCCTGACGCCGGAACAGAAGGCCACCGCCGTCGAGCTACTCGAGAGTTCCACCCTCACCGATGTCGCGACGAAATTCAAGGTTCATCCACGCACGATTCGCCGCGCGAAACAGCAGTCGGAGAAGGCTCATTCTCCGCAAACACGCAACCAGCCACGCTGATTCCGGGCGCCCGCGGGGCCGGCCGGCCCCGCGCTCCGGGCACGTCAAAGGCGGCTGCGAAACCAGACTGGCCAGGCTAGCCGGGCTGCTTCTCCACAACGAGTCCGTGTCGCCGCAAGCTGCGGAGCAAGGTTTTTGGATGGATATCGAACTGCTGGGCGACAACCATCGTGGACTGCGCGGCAAGCAACTGATGAGCGCGAACGCACTCCGCCTCCGTCATCGCACGACGTCTGCCGACGTGCTTGCCGCGAGCCTTGGCTGCCAGCATGCCCGCGCGCGTGCGCTCGCCGATCAGGGACCGCTCGAACTGCGCGAGCGCCGCCATGATATGGAAGAGCAATGTGCCGCCCGCGGACGTCGTATCGATGCACTCGGTGATCGACACGAACTGAATCTCTCTCTTTCCCAACATCTCCACCAGTTCGATTAACTTCTGGATCGAACGACCGAGCCGGTCCAGCCGCCAGACGACAAGTGTGTCACCCGCCTTGAGCGTGCGGAGGACATCGTCGAGTCCGGGCCGGGAAAACGTGCTGCCAGAAACACCGTGATCGGTGAAAATCTGGCCGCACCCCGCGACTTTCAACGCCTCAAGTTGAAGATCGAGATTCTGGTCATCAGTAGAAACTCTCGCGTAGCCGATTTTCATGCTTTCTCTACTTACCCGGCAAACCAGATACGCCGCTGGTCATAAATTCTTGGTAAATCAATGCACATGACTTCAACGACGCCTCTTATAGAGAGTCGTGAACCGATATCCGTGTTTCATCAAGGCGATCACCACCCCGACGAATAAATCGTCAATGCCTGCCGAAATGCCGACGGCGAGACAATCCGATATCCAACCGGGAGCGACAAATGCGCCTGTGATACACGCGAGCCGCGGGGAATGCGGTTTTGCCAGCGCCCCTGCCCGTCCGGAGCCCGAACTCGACCACATTGGTTAAAACAGGATTGCCAGGGAATGCGATTTACGACATGCGATTTACGACGCCTGATTCCGACAGGAAAATGGACGATTGCGATGTGATTCGCCATCATCGCCATCATCGTCGCCCGTGGGCACCTCGACGGCCGAGGCGATGGTGCATCCACTTCCCGTATCCGTGGCTCGGCCCGTCAACGTCAGCGACATGCTCGAAGCCAGCAGTCTGCTCCATGCGGAAGAAACCAACGCGTCTGGCGATTCCGGCTAACAGCGCGCGCACAAGCGCCCGGACGTCCAAGCCGGCATGAACCGGCATATGGCGATGAAGCCGGGGCTGATAGGTTAGCGGTGTGGTCCATTCAATTCCCTGTTCGACGATCAGGTACATCCGATCCGGTTTTGTGCAGAAGATCCCCGTATCGATGCGATATGAATCAGAATGATTTCGATTTACCCGAAATTAAATGAATTTTTAACACAAATTGCTTTCTTTAGTCACACCAATCCCTTTCATATGGTGACAAATATCTCTGAAACATATCACCATTTCTTCAGACGAAAGCATCTTATCTCATTATTTTTTATGGGGAAAATACCTTTTCCTCTTCGCCGAATGGCCAATTGTCAATTTACATTTTGTTTCAGATTAGCCCTAAAGTTGTCTAACCCGTATATTTGATCGAGCCGTAAAACGGGTTGAGTTGCCAATGGGCGATTCCAGGCGCCGCGGCTTGAAGTGAAGATCCTCGACGAAGGCACGGTCAGGCACAACGCGGTGTACGCTGGCGCCGGGAAGGATATTGCGGTACTCAAGGAGGCCAACGTCCCCCACGAATTGCTCACCGCGGCCGAACTCGCGCGAGTTGAGCCGGCATTGGCAGCCACCTCGCATAAGCTGACGGGCGGATTGCACTTGCCGGGCGATGAAACCGGTGACTACCAGCTATTCACGACCCGGCTCGCCGCGCTGGCCGGACAGATCGGCGTCAATTTCCGCTACAACACCCAGGTCGACGGACTCGTTGTCGAAGGCGGCAACGTCGCCGGTGTTCGACATGGGACGAAGCCCATTCACGTCGATATGTTTGTCGTGGCCTTCGGGTCCTGTTCCACGAACTTACGGCCACTTACGGTCGCGAACAAGGAACTGGCGTTGTCCGGTCTGTCCGCGCGTCAACGATTGGCACATCGCAGCGCGAACGGACACAGCACGGAAAGACGGGCACAAAAAAGCCGACTCTCGCGAGTCGGCTTTTACGTTTCAATCGAACGATTCAGGAGCAACAGTCCCGCCCTCTATCACCAAATGTTTCGCATCGCGTTTCGACTCGAAGAACCGCCAGTTCTCGTCATCCGATGTTACGTCTGGCGCTACGATCAAACGGAACGCTTGCGACAAAGAAACGACCAGACCGCAGTCCGGGCTGGCCGATATGCTTTCGACGATGACGGGTGCATTCCGGGCCAACAGTTGCCGCAGACGCAGTGCGAATGCGTTTGCTTCCTCGTCGGAACCCCCGATAGACTCCTCAGTTGCGATGATTTTTCCCGCCTCACTCAGCGTCCAGGCGCACTGAATATGCAGAGCCCATGCACTGACCTGCCTGGGTACACCATAAAAGTTCTTCGCTTCGTGCTTCGGACCAAAACCCAGGGTAAGCATATCCGCTGCACGACTGACGCCGCTCCACTCCAAGCCTTGAAGTACCGACAAGCGCCGCTCAATTTCTCTTTGATTGTTATCCATAGAAAATTTCCCTCGAACTGTCTGGCGTCACCGCAGATTGAACATGTCTCTGGCCCGTTCCATGATCTCGTGAAATCCCATTGGAGGCTCACTGCCAAGCTCATAATGAAGCTGTTGGGCCTGATCGGGAGTCAGGCGCAAAATTCTGGCAACGTCATTGGTCTGTTTGTTCTGCGCGAAATTGTTGCGTGGCCTTCCTTCGCTGCCTGCCAGTTCCATCGCATCGCTATCCGGCAGATCCTCCCTGTACTCGAACGGCTGCGCGCCGCCGAGCGGGATTGAGGTGTTCCTATCGTCGGCTTGGTCGCGGCCACGGCTGCCGCCAGACATGGCCGCGCGTGCGGCGCTCAGTTGGGCTTGCCAGGTGGCCGGATCGTACCGGACGGATCTCGCCGCGAGACTCCTCAACGGCGTGCTGTCGTACCGTGGAAACAGGTCAGCACGAGGGCCTTTGATGGCAAGCAGGGAGCCCCGGCGCACCTCGGCGAGAAGCGCATTGATGACCCACCAGCCGTCGGTGTCGGGGTTGCGGTCCCGAACACCAAGCAACCACAGCCAGCCACGCTTCTGGATACTCCTGACCAGATTCCCGTCCTTCTCCCACTCGCGACGGTTCAGTCCGGCAATACCGAGAAATTCCCGGGTATCTGCTCTGGCCTTCCCGAGGTCGGCGGCCTTTCTCAGGCACACCTTGTAGTGCTGTTCATCGCAGATAACATAACGGGCGCCCAGTGGTCTCTGACAGCACAGTTCCACGGAGCACATTTCAAATACGGACAAGGACATAGGTGTGTCGACGATCTATCTGAAGCCGCTGCCCGGATCGGCAGCGATCAGAATAAATACCGTGCTCCGGCTTATCCGTACATGGGCGACGGCCCAAATAGGGCATAGAGGTGCGTTTGATTTCTTGATAAAGAGCGCGGCATTGCGCCTGCGCTTTCAATGCAAGCGACAAATGCGTGTGCATCTGGTTCAGGTACTCGGAGTAAGCGGCCTTGCGCGCCAGGTGGTCGGATCATGTCGAGCGTGTTCGCCCACGACACAAGCATCGATTCCAGACCCTGCATGTCGCCCTGCTTGACCGAATCCACCTACATACGAAGCTCGGCCACGTATGCGGTCAAGTCTGTGTCCGCATCGAAAATCCCTTCGCTGTACTTAGTGCCCGTCACCGCGCTGCGTACAAGCGGACTCGACGCGAGCAACGCGCAGCGCTTTACCAGATCCACAGAGCGCGGGTCCGTGATCTCCAGCCTAGCCCGCGTTGCCCTTCGCGGTCGGCGGGTTTGCCGCCTGCTTCACCGCCTTCTCCGGTTTCCGGTTTGCCATCTCAACGTCACTCATAACGCCACGCAACGGATCGTTCACATTGCCTCCCGAAGGCTCGCTGTGACGCCGACGATGTTGCGGCAGCAGAAGAACCTGCATGCACCGGAGATAGCCGGGTTCTAGCAGAGTGCGGCGAACGCGCGACGGCTCTCAAGCGACAAGAGAAATGACAAGAAAAATCACCAGGGCAGCCGTGAAACTTTGCCCGATGATGGGCTGATTGATAGGCCGATTGAGGGGCCAGAAAAACAAAAACCCCGTAAGTCCTTGAACTTACGGGGTTTCAGCCGCCTTCATTGGCGGAGACGGAGGCAGTCCGGAAATGCCTGTAAACGCAGGCTGGGTGCGGATTCCAGTTCCGCCGTCAAGAACCTACCCGCGTCCGTACCCACACTCCATTAGGTGGCCAAATTCGCGCTATCACTCGACTTCCAGGATCCTCCTCATCGTCCCCGCGTTGCGCTGGGCAACATCGCGGTAGCAATTGTTGAACAGGACATGTACGCGCGCGGCGCTCCTCGCGATCGCCTTGATCGGACTCTCCAGTTCACGCAGCTCCTCGTCGCTGTATTCGTAGTTGAACCGCTCGGCCGCCGACTCCGCACCACTCCACGATGAGGCATTGCGGCCGTGCAACCGCACGATCGCCAGTTCGGGTGACGTCGCTTCCCAGACGGTATGTGCGCGATTTGTAACGCCCTCGGGCGCGTCGACAATCACATGGACAATACCGCGCTCGCGCTCCATCGCGAGCGTCGACTCGCGGTGCTTTTCGCCGAACCAGCTTTCGTGCCGGAATTCGAAAGCGGTCAGGAACGGATGCATGCGCTCGGCGCAATGTTCGACGTGCGCGAGCGCCTTCGGCACGGCGGTAACCCAATGCGGAAACTGGAACAACACCGAGCCGAGCTTGCCGGCGACGTGCAGCGGCTGCAGCGCGGCAAAGAAACGGGCCCACAACTCCTCGAGCACAGGCGGCGGAATGTCTTTGTAGTAGAGGTTTTTCTTGCCGGTGTCCGGCAGCTCGGCCTGCAGGTTCTTGGGGAAAAACTTGCGCTCGGTCTGATGACCGGTGAAAAGCCGGAACGCCTTCACGTCGAACACGAATCCAGCCGGCGTGCGCTCGACCCACAGGGCGCTGTTGCTCGCGCTCGGCATCGCGTAGTAGGAGGAATCGACTTCGACGATCGGAAAGACGCTGGCGTAATACCGCAGACGCGCTTCGGCGCTGGTGCAGCCACGCGGATAGAAGGCGCCCGACTCGATCAGCGTCTTGTCGGTCCACGACGCGGTGCCCACGAGAATCGACATGGCCGCCTCCAGCTGGAGTATCCGGAGAGGCCATTTTGCCATGCGCTATACTGTATATCCATACAGTACCTATATGCATCATGCCCTTGCCACCTTTCGAGCCCCCGACGCTCGCCGAGCTGCGTGAGTGGTATCGGCGATACGGGAAGAACGACGACATCTGGCGCCTGATTCTGGAGGTGCAGCACTCACGCGAATTGCTTGCCCATCTCCGGTGGCAGCTCGATAAGGCGGATCGTATCGCCGAGTGGGCTGAGTTCGGCAGACTCAGCGGCAAAGCCGCGCCACTGCGTGCTGCCCTCGATACGATCTGTGCAGAAATGCGCCGCATCGGCCCGATCGGCGGAAAAGGAAAGCCCGAACACTGGCGGCCGACACCTCGATCGACCGACGATATGGCGGCGTACGATTATGATCCGGACGCCCCGTCCGACCACGCGGCCCTGGTCGCCGCGCGACGCCATGGGCGGAGACGCTAACCAGGTTGCTTTGCGTCGCGCTCTTCCCTGTCGAACCGTCAGAACACCCCCTGCCACACCGTCTCCCAGCCCCTCAGTTTGAGCAATTCAAGTCAACATTTTTGTTGACTTAGTAAGCATTTTTGATTACTATACTTATAAGGAAACAACGAGCAAGGAGGTGCAGCAGTGTGAAGCGAAGTGAGTTTGTCCGATGGCTCGCCAGTCAGGGAGCAACCTTCAGGGAAGGCAAGAAACACACGAAGGTTTATCTGAACGGCAGGCAAACGGTGATCCCCAGACACGCGGCAGACGTAAAAACTGGAACGGTCGAAGGGATCAAAAAACAACTGAACCTTAAGTGAGGGATGGCCCCGAAAGGGGTCATCTGGATAGCTTCACGGTGCTGCACCTCGTAACCGGTAACCAATGGACCTGTAATCATGCGATATCCCGCAACACTTAAACCGGAAGACGGCGGCTATGTCGTGACTTTCCGCGACATTCCCGAAGCGATCACCCAGGGCGAGTCTTTGGAAGAGGCACTTGAAATGGCCGCTGACGCGCTTCTGACCGCGATGGACTTCTACGTTGAAGATCGGCGCACCGTGCCGCCGCCATCCGCTGCGAAGCGCGGTGAGCATTACGTCCCGCTACCGCCGAGTGCGGTGGCGAAGCTTCTGTTGCTGAACGAAATGATCGAACAGCGCGTTCGCCCGATTGATCTCGCCGAACGGCTTGGCACGACGAAACAGCAGGTAACAAGGCTGCTCGATCTGCATCACACGACGAAAATCGACGCGGTTGGCGACGCCCTTGCAGCCTTGGGCAAGCGGCTTGAAATGGCGACGGCCATCATCTGAATCGCTGCGGTGAAGACGCGTCAAACACAAAGCCCGTTCCGCACGGGCTTTTCTTTGTCAGCGCTCAGGTAATCGTCCTTTTGCCACCGTCTAATGCATTCCACATAAAACGTTGCCAGAGATACGAAACCGCTAACACTCGCGGATGGCATGGCCTAAGCTGACAGAACGAAAACAGGGCGAAACATGGAAATTCGAGGTAACAATGAACACAAGCAAAACTCGCCAGATCGTCGGTGTGGTGGTTGTGTTATTGGCTATCTGGGCAATTGCTCGCCACTTCGATTCATCTAAAGCCGGGACGTCAACTTCAACGCAAAGCGCCGCGACATCCACGCAATCTCAACCGGCACCGACGCAAACTCCACCTGTTGCACAGGCTGCCTCTTGCACCGTTGATAACGTCACGATCAACCAATTCAAGCCAACCTACGATCAGCGCTTGCAATCGGCCCGCGTGACCGGCACGCTTACCCATACGTGTCCGTATCCTGTGGGCGTGGAAATCCGGTGGACATCCTATGGGAAGGACGGGAGTGTGGCGTTCACGCGGTCATTCTGGCCGAATTCGATTTCGAATATTCGGCCCAACGAGGAAATGCCTTTCGACTTCACGGAGTCTACCTCCGAGCGCCCGGAGAGATCTACCGTCGTGGTTCAAAGTGTGAGGGCGTGGCAGGCGCGTCGTTGACCCCCTCACAACAACACGGAAGCAAGAGAGCCTCAGGCTGCTCGCTCCTGTGTTGGCACTTCGTCAAAGATGGGTGCCATCGCGTAGCTGGTCGATCAAGCGCATGATCTCGGTGATCCTCCCCTTGCGAATCAGTTCTTCTGGTGTAGCGCCATCGAGCAGCCGCTGCGGCGTGCGAATCCATCGTCTCGCCTCGGACGGTGAATAGACGCCAGCCAGCCGTTCGATGATGTAGCCGTAGATATCGCTCGTCATGGGCATCTCCCATAAGCCTCAAACCACGCCGGTAAGCGAGACGAGTGCGAGATCGTATCGTTCGCGCCGGTCATTCCATCCATGCGGCGTGGCCGTGCTGTTCGCGTTGCCGATATTCACGAGCCGAGAGACTGCCAGCATGTCGCCGGCGGCGCCGTGACGTGACGCGCCGTTGCGCGACCACCAGTACCCGGCCGTGCGCGCTGCGTTGCGCGGCTCCTCCACCAGATCCGGCCTCGTGACGATATCGATGACGAGCGCCCGTGCGGCGTCCGTGTAATTCGCGCGACCGGTGAGCTGGATGATGCCGCGCCCCCGGTATCGCCAGCCGTCGCCGCTCGCCTCGTTCCCGTTGCCGAGCCGGTTCGCATAGACGTTATTGGCGATGGCCTCGGGTCGACGCTCAAGTCGTTTCGCCAGCGCGTTCGGCAGGCCGCCGCGTTTGCCAGTCGAGCTGTAGCGCTCCCAGGTGTTGGAGAGCCCCTGGGCACCGTAATTCAGGTTCTCGACAAGCTGCGTGAAGTTGGTCGACTCATGCGCGCACGTCGCGAGGAATGCGGCGATGTCGCGCGGATCGCTGATCGAAAACTCGTCGAGCGCGGTATTGATCGGATCGAGCCATTGCTGCACGTTCGCCCGTGGCACCGCCGCCGCGAGCAGTTCGCGTGTGAGGATCATCGTGAATCTCCAGAACACAAAAAGCCCCGCCAGTGCGGCAGATCGCGCGATGGAGGGGCTGGCGGAAAATCTGAAGGGGTGAGGGTTGTGTGTGCGGGCTGCGGGCGCTGGTGGCCCTATGGCTTTTTCCGGCGGGCAATCGCCGAGTCGGCAAACCAGAAAGCCAAGATGGCGGCAAAGATCGCCGCGTCATCCTGGTCCCACACGAGCGCGGCGAGCGACGTGACGGTGGCGACTGACGGACTCGCGGCCTGTATCACGGCGTCCCGGATCACGATGAACTTGAAGCAGATGTAGAGCACGAGCATCAGGTACGTCGTGATGGGCCGAACCGAGAGGTTCAGCCCATCGGCCCACTTCACGCCGGTAAGCTGCGCCTGGGCCGTTTGCGCAATGATTTTCGCTTCGGCCGCGGCGCGATCGAGCGCCGCCTTTCCTTCCGCCTCGATGTTCTCGGCGCCGAGCTTCGCGATTTCGAGCTTGTTATCGAGGTCGGCCTTTTTGCTTTCCAGTTCTACACGCGCAAGCTCGACCGCGTTTTCCTTGCTCTGCCGGTTGCCCCAGGCCGAGAGCATTTCAGGCAGCAGACGCAGCAGACCGCCGCCGAGCGCACCCACGAGCGTCATGATGGCCGATAGCATGGCCTCTGCTCCTACAAGGACTCGCACATGTCAGGTTGCCGTGTTCGCCACGGTGTGGCTCAGGACCTGCTGTCCGCTTCGCTCGCCACGACGCGCGGCGTGCCGCCCTCATCGATCATCATGCGGCCGCCCTTGCTGCCACCGTCGAGCAGCATCACATGATCGGCATCACTGATTGCGACGTACTGCGAGCCCTCGGGCGGATCGCACAGGTCCGAATCGTAGAAGGCAGTCACCGTGCGTTGGTCGTCATACTCCGCGTATTTCTGTCCCATGATCCATCCTCCGTTCAGTGACCAATCGCCAGGTAGGCGACATTCGCGTTATGGACTCCCACACCGGTCAGTGTGTTGAACGCCGCACCTGCGAAAGCGCTGTTACTGCTCGCGTTCGAAACATTCGCCGCCACGCCCGTTGCCGGGCCCGGTGTGATATAGGTGGCGAGGCATTGCGCTATCGACGTTGGGAAGGTCGTCGCAAAGGGAATCGACACGACGCCGTTTACATCCGCCACGCCGATGCCCCACTGGATAATCAGGCCACCGAGCCAGGTCGGAAAGGCAACATAGCCGCTGCCCCCAATGACCGCGGCGAAACCGTTACGCAGCTTTCTCGGCGTGACGATGGTCGTATCATCAACGCCGGCATTGGTGAGCGCCTGCGTGGCGATCCGGGCCACACCCGCGAGCGCCTCGGTGGCCTGCAGTGTGCGCGTGAACAGGGGTAGCGCCGCGAGTAGCTGTGCAACGTTGTTCTCGTCGGGTGTGAGTCCCGCTGCACGAATGACATTCAGGATCTCGAGAGTAAGCGCATTGCCCCAGCTCGAGGGAATCAGCGATCCCGGCCGGCCAGTCGCCTCGTTCTCGTCGACAAACTGACCGTCGACGAGGCCCACGTCCGGATTCGACGGAAAATCCATAACCCCTCCTGTTCATTCGTAGTCGAAACGGACCACCGTGTGCGCCGGCATCCAGCGTTGCACGAGACACTGGATCGCGCTGTTGGGGTTGCCGCCGAACCGCTCGCCGAAGCGGGCTACACCGAAGCGGCTTCCCCCCACCAGTCGCGCACCGAGCACGAGCCTCCAGAAGAACTGCTGCGCCCACGTCCCGAAGCGGTCGCGACCAAAGCGCGAACGGCCAAATCGCGGTGCCCGGTACTCGATCACGTAAGCGTTCGTGTAGCCGTGCTCGACCGCGAGCTGCCGGAACCATTCCGGCGTCTGGCCCGCGATGCCCACAAGCCGCCGCAGTACCTCGCGCCGGCGCTCCTCGAACGTCACGAACTCGCCGAGGCACTCGTCGGGCAGTTGCATCACCCGCTCGTAGTCGACGAGCAGTTCGCGCATCGTGAGCGGATCGAGCTCCTCGAGGAGATTGACCGCACGCCGGTCAAGCCGGGCGAACTCGGCCGCGAGCGCCCACAGGATCATGTCGATCTCGGGCGCGAGATCTGCGTCCCATGCTGGCCCCGGTGGCAGTAGAGCCCGCAGTTGCTCGAGCCAGTCTTCCTCTGTGCGGAAGATCGCGCTCATACAAACTCCACACCGCCGAAAATCACCAGCTCGTTGCCCTCGGTCTCGATGTTGGCCGCCGGCGCATACAGCACGTAATCCTCGTTGCCCGTGACAGCACTGATCGCGGCGCCCGCCTTCGTACGGATGAGCGTGCCGCCCGGCCACGTCTGGCGCAGCGTGAAATCCTCCAGAGCCTCGGACACACCCGTGCGGATCGCGCCGGTATCCGGCACGAGATGCACCCGGTACACCATCTCTCTCGCGCGCGGTGCCATCACATAGAGCTCTGCACCCAGCGGACGTTTGCGCTCGACGTGTTCACGCACCGCCTCGATCGCCGCGGCATCGGGAATCGGGTTCTCGTCATCGTCCCGCACGAAAAACAGACCCACCGTTCCGGGTCCGAGCCACCGGCGTCTCGCCCACGCGCGCGTCACACCCGACACCTCGAGCGCCCAGTCATCGTAGTCGTCGGCACCCCCCCCGGCCGGCACGCGGCGCCACGCACGGATCACGCGTTCACGCAACCGCTCGATCGGTTCGATCTCGGCGCCACCCGTGATCCCATCCGTGCCCACTGTCACCGTATCGTCCACGTTCGGTACCGGCGAGACGAACGTGAGCTCGGTACCGGCGTCGAGATTGCCGGCGGCACCCGTCTCCACGGCCCGCAGCGTGACCTCGCCGGCGCCACGCTCATCCAGCGTGGCCGACCCGGTTGTCACATACTGCCGTCGGTCGCTGTCGGTCGTCTGCACAAGCTGCTCTTCGTCGACGAATCCGTAGGCCGAGCCGGACAAAGTCACTTTGCCGCTCGCAGCCACCGCAGCCTTGCGCCCCCCCTCGAGGCGCAGACGCGCATGCCGAAGCAACATGTCTTCGTCACACGTGTCCGGAAAGATCTGTCTGGCAATCCATTGCTGATAGCCATACGCGCCATGCGTGGCGCCGCCGTGTGTGCGTGACAGAACCTGCGCGTCGGAGCGGCGCAGTACTGTGCCGGCCCGGCCGGTGAGGTCGGTGCTCACGCGCCGGATGAGCTCCGGCAGTGTCGGGACGTCATACGGCATGGATAGTTCTCCCGATTGTTCTCCAGATGTCATCCCACTCAAACCGCAGTGGCGCATCGCTGTGCTCGTCGAGCGTCACGGTGAGACGCACGGCATGCAGCCCGTTGCGGGCAACATCCACCGCCAGTGACGAGACCATGCGGTCATCGCGTAGCCACTGCAGGGCCTCGAGCGCGTACTGCCGCGCATCGGCGAGCGTCTGCGATGTGATCGAGCGCCGCCGCAGCAGCCACAGGCGTGAGCCCGTGCGGTCGTTATCGCGCAGCGGATAGCTGTCGCCCCACCAGCCCATGCGCTCGTCATCGTCGAGCACATCGGAAGGCAGCGCGCGTCGCCATGAAAACAGGCTGATTACAACGGCACGGCGATACAGCGTCTCACGCTCGCGGGTCGTTAGCACCGCACCACTGATGACCGTCATGACCGCGGCCCCCCGGTGATGCTGCCGGTCTCGTCGTGGCGGTGTGTCGCGTGGCTCACGTCGCCGATCTTGAGGTCCGGTGCCTCGATCGCGCAGGAGGCGGTCGCCCGTGTGGCATCGAGCTCGAAGAGGTCCGCTTCTACGCTGTAGGTCTTCGTTCTGACGCGATATTCATCGCACTCGATCTCGACGATCCGGCCGCTTTTCAGGACGACTTTCGTGCCCTCGTGCGTATAGAGCGCGACCTCGCCACGTTCCAGCCCGGTAAGCCGGGTCGCGCGATCGGCGACGACGAGTGCCACACAGTGCGAGCGGTCACCGCCCGGGAACCCCGCGATGCCCTCGGCACCGGGCAACGGACACGAGGTGAAGCCATAGGGCTCAAAATGCTCGATACCACCCTTCGTTTCGCCGCTGAGGAGGCGAATCTGGAGCGTCTGCATTTTCGTTGCCGAGTTCGCGAGCAGCACCGTACAGCGCGCGAGTACGCCGGCGACGAACCGGTTCATCCCGCTCATGCGTTTTTCTCCCAGTCAGCCGGCAGCAGGTACTCGAAGTTGTCGCCCCCGCCCTTCTTGCCCTTCTTCACCTTGCGCGCCTTGTGCTCGTCGTTCGGCTCCGGAAAAAATCCGTCCGGCGGCGCAATCGTGAGCTCGGCGATGGTGCCCCTGTCGCCCTTCGTGTAACGCACTTCCGCAATCAGCATGTCGCGCTCGAACCCGATGAGCGGATCCACCACGTGCACCATCTGGTTCGCGATCCACAGCCGCCCGTTCGACTGGCGCCACCCGCGCACCGCATAGGTCGTCTCCAGCGCTTTCGTGATCCGGTAATCACGCTCCCAGGCCACACGCCGGCGGGCGAGATCGTTGGTGAGGTTGCCGGACTCGTGGATGAGTTTCACGCGATGACGCGCGATCCGCGTGTCGGTAATGCTCGCGCTGACCTCACTGGCCGCGGCGCCGAACGTCTCGTCGTTGCCGGCCTGCTGCCCCTTGCACTGATATTCGGAATACACCCCCGAGAAATCGAATTCGCCGCCGCCCCAGAGCACGTTTTCGCCGACCACAATCGCATCGGACGCCGCGCCGGCGCTACCGGGCTGCACGATGATGAGCCGCCCGCGGCCATCGTCGGTGGCGAGGAGGCGCGACATTGTCAGCAGCCGGTCCACCGACTCGAATACGGTCTCGCCCGGCTGCACGGTGTGGTCTGACAGCGTATCGGCCGTGCCGGTCTGATCGACAACCTCGATCCCGTAGGCCGAGACCAGCGCGCGGATGATCTGCACGACGCCCAGATTGCGCCACTGCGAGGGCTCGCCCGCTGCGCTGCAGTCGACAATGTCGGAGGTGAGCGAGCGGCCCGACACGCCGCGCTCGACGCGATGCGGATCATGTCTCACGGGGCTCGCATACGCCCAGCCCGTGAGCACGAGGTCCTCGCCGATGCGCACCTCGCACCGGTCGCCCTGGCGCACGCTGACAGCAGTGTCCTGACCAGGCCACCGTGCGGTCACCGAAAGCGTGAAGTCCCGCGCGCAGCGCTCGATACCCGCACCGATGGAGACGTGCTTCCAGCCACCGTAACGTGTGCTGTTCACGGCCAGCGTCACATGCTCGTCGTCGCGCTCGCTATCATGTCCATCACTACGCCCGGAAAGACTGGCGGAGGTACCGGTGGACATATCGGCGGCCACGTCTGCCATCTCAGCGCTCCGCGACCAGCAGCCGCCGCGGCGGCACGAACCCCGGATGTGCGATCCGGTTGCGCCTGAGGATCTCATCGGCCCGACCCGCATCGCCATAGCGTCGGTACGCGAGCACCAGCGCGGGCAGCGGCTGCGTAGGCGTCATGGCGACCAGCCGAACACCGCTTCTCGCCACCGCCGTGAGATGCCGCAACAGCGCATCGCGCGTGTCCATCAGCGCGAGGTATCGCGTATGCGTCGCCGTCTGCGCCATCTTCCAGATCGCGTCATCCAGTTCGTCGCGCACCTCGATCACGTCGTCGACCACGGGCGGCTCGAGTCGCACGATTGCCTCGCCCGCTTCGTCAAGCTCGACGCGATCCGCCGTGATCTGCCGGTCGATACTCGCCACCGATGTGGGATCGGAGCTCGGCCGGCTGATCGTGCCGGCGTCCGCATTCACGCCGATGGTCGCGAGCTCGCGCGAGGTGTGCACGACGAGTGCATCCTGCGCGAGCGCAACGCTTGCGCGTTGGAACTCCCGTGCATCGGCACCGGGTGCATCCTGCACGTCGGCGACCGACGCGATCGCGCGCGTGGTGCTGCCCGTGGCAGTCAGTACGTTCGTCGTGCCTGTGTAGCGGTACAGGGTCTGGGCAGGCAGGCCCAGCAGAGTCGACGCGAACAGAAGCGGCGAGGACAGGAAGGTGGAGGCGAACTGCGGTACGCCCGTGAACTGCGCAAGGATCGCGGCAAACGGCGACGTCGTTGAGGCGATCGACGGGTTGCTGAACACACTCATGAAGCGCGTGCCGGTCGTGAGCCACGAGGCGCTGCTCACATTCATGAGATTGATGCCCGCCAGCCAGTTCCCAAAGTTACTTTGCGACACACCCGCAAGCGAATCGCCCGCGGAGAGGAGCCCCATCGACGTGTCGGTGGACGTGCCCGGAAACACGAGTTCGCCCGCCTCGACAAACGCCGCATCGAAGCGGATGGTGCGGCCTTCCTCGCGCGTGCGACGCAGCGTCGGCAGCTGGTTGTCCGTCGAGACCATCATGCGGCCCAGCCACGGATGCACGAGCTCGCCCGGCCCCTCTTCCTCGAACGCAGCGATAAGCGCGCGGGCCTGTTCGTAGCAATCGTCGCCGTTCAGGAAGCCGGTCACGCGTATGCCACGTGTGGCGCGGCCCAGATCCTCCACGTACGGCTCGTCGCGCTGCACGTATTCGTGCAACTGGTTGCGCCGGCCGGCCGCAAGCTCGTCCTGCTCGACCTCGAAGGGCACGCCCCGGAACGAGGCGGGCAGCAGCTCGTCTTCCCAGCTCACGACGTCCCTCCTGTGGCGAGCGACCGGCGGCCGACATTGCCCACTTCGGTCTTGACCGCCACTCCACCTGACGAACGCGGCTTGTCCACCGTCATGCCCGCAGGCGGGTTGTCGAACCGTACGTTGATGTCGCCCTGCACGCGCTGCTGGGCGGCTGCCTGCTGCGGCAGGGAGGCCGACCAGTCGCGCACGCTACCGGCGGCCCGGTCCAGCAGATTGCCGCCGGCGCCCGCTTCGCCGGCGGCACCACGTGCGTTGCCACCGAGACCGGGCACCTTGCTCCCGAGCCACTTCGCACCGCTCGCCAGTGGCTCGATGAACGGCCGGATGCGATCCCACATCCGGCTGAACCATGCAATGACCGGCTCCCAGGCCTGCGTGATGATCGGCAACGGATTGAACTGCTCGAGCTTCGCTTTCACCCACTCCCAGGCCGCGGCCGTGCCTGCCCTGACTGCCCCCCAAAGCGCCGACAGGAAATTCAGGATCGGCCCCCAGTTGCGGATGATGTAGCCGAGTGGCGAGTAGTTCATCACCACATTCACGATCCAGTCCCACACGGGCTTGATGACGCCGTAGATCGCATTCCACACGAGCTTGAAATACGGCCCGACGGTCGACCAGTTCGCGATGATGACGCCGGCAACCAGGGCGAGCGCCGTGAACGCGAGCATGATCGGGTTCGTGTTGAGCAGCATCATCGCTGCCCTGAACATTGACAGTCCCTTGATCGCTGCGAACACAGCCAGCCGCATGCCTGTGAATCCCGCAGCGGCGCCGAGCAGCCCCTTGATAAGCCACGGGGAGCTCTCCGCAATGTTCTGCACGCCAGCCATAATGGGCGCAAGAAACACGAGGAACTCGTTGAGTGGCGGCAGCAGCACCTGGCCTACTGTCACCCCGAGCGTCCCCAGCCGGTTCTGGAAGGTCTGCATCGCGCTCTGGGTCGTGGCCGCCTTCGTCGCGTAGTCGCCCATCAGCGAGCCGGCCGTACGCTGCTCATCGGACATCCAGGCAAACCGCTCGCGCAGCGCGTCGAGATTTCTCACGAGCGGCAGGACCGTACTCGCCGCGTCCCCGCCGAAGAGCCGCTGCAGCACGATCGACTGCTTCTCCGGCGCGACCTTGCTCACCGCGGTCATGATGCGCAGCATCGTGCCTTGCGCGTCGTTCTCCATGCCCTTGGCCACCTGCGCGGCATCGAGGCGCAGCGCCTTGAAAATGACCTGCTGCTTTTTCGTGGCGAGCGTGCCAACCGACAGCGCCTGCGCCATGCTGCGGATCGCGCCGGATGCAGAGCCCTCATCCGCGCCCATCTGGATGAACGCGGCGCCCAGCGCCGCGACCTGCGAGGCTGAGAGGTTCGCAGCCTTCGCGAGGGGCCCGACGCTGGTCACGAGCGATGCCAGCTGTGCGGAGCTCGCGATCCCGTTGCTGCCCAGGTAGTTGAGCTGGTTGGCCAGTGCATCGGCCGCATCCTGCGTGAGCCCGAGGTTCGCACGCCACTTGCCCATCTGCGTCGCAGCGAGCTCGGCGCTCGTGCCGAACGTGTAGCCCATGCGCGCAGCGGACTCGGTAAAGCGCAGGAGCTCGTCCCGCGCAATGCGCGCTTCACCGCCGACCTGGGCGACCTTCACGAGATCGTCGCGTGCAACCGGCAACTGCGAGGTGAGCCTGAGCAGATCCTGCGACATCTGGGCGAACTGCTGCGGCGTCTCGAAGTTCACCGACGTGCGCAGGTCCGCCATCTGCGACTCGAACCCCATCGCCGCCTTCGTCGCGGCGATGATCGGTGCGGCGAGCGCCCCGCCGACCAGCAGATCCTTGAAACCGAGGTTGCCCAGACCCGTCTTGCGTAGCTTGTTCTGCAGCGTGGCGACGTTTTTGGCAACATTCTGCAGCGTCGGGGACAGTTTGTCCTGCCCGATGATGAGCGCCTTGAGCGTGAACTTGTCAGCCATGGCGTTTGATCTCCGACAGGATCCGCGTGGTGTGATCGTGACACTCGACGAGCGTGTCGAGCGGACGCGCAAACATCAGTTCAGGGTCGATCCGCCAGACCCAGGCGAGGTCGTAGATCCGGGCTGTAAGGTCTTCAGGGCGGCGCCACCCTTGTCCAAGAAAAAATTTGCCACCGCCCACATGAGCTCATTGAGGTCGGCGATATCGATCTGGTCAACCGATGAAGGTGGAATGGCGGCCAGCCGGCTGATGTACTTCATCGCCGCCTTCGTATTCAGATTCACGCCATCTTCACCCATCACGTACGGCAGCGCCCCGACCTCGCGCACGTCGACGCCCGAGGGCTTGCTCAACCGGATCGCCGTGAGAGTCTCGCCATGCGCTGCAACCGGACTGACCAGCGGCTCGAGCGTGAAAAACACCCCTGCGCGCTCGCTCATAGCCAGTCTCCCCTCACGCCTTCCCAGCGCAGCGGCGCCTTCGCATCGTCGCCGGTGACCGGTCGCTCGCCGACCATGTAAGCACCAGAGAGCACATACACATGCGTGTTCTCGAACTCGACGGTCACGGTCTGGTTGGTGTCGTTCATCAGTGCCGCCCGCGGGAAATTCGCGTCCACCAGGGCGTCGACCTCAACATAGGGAATCGCGTCTTTCTCGGAATAGAAGCCCCGCTTGATCGTTTCGCGTTCCTTGTCCGCGAGCGGACACTCGACGGCACCCGTAATCTCGAGCTGCCGGCCGGCGGCCTTCACGTAGCACGTGCCCGCTACCTTCTGTCCCATGGAAGTCTCCAGAGAGTGGGTTCACTGCCGCCTGGATCAGGCGGCTTCGGTTTCCGGTGCCGCGTACTGCAGTCGGAACTGGAAGAGCAGCGAGATCACGCGCAGCTGGTTCACGAGGTCAGGCGGGAACAGTACGTTCAACCGGTTCGGATCGTCCGCATCGCGCACGACGATCAGATACTGTGCGAAGAGGTCCGCGTTCTCCACCCAGCCCCGCCGCTCCATCTCGCGATATGCCGCAATGAGCTCCGCGCGGAACATGAGTGGCGTGACGATCGCATTGCCCGGCCCGAACCGCGTGCCGTCGTCCGCCACCTTGTGCCGCGGAAAACGGCTCGTCACACGCGTGCGCAGGAACCGGATGACGGCCGCGGACGTGTGCAGCGTCTCGCTGTCGAGATACGAGTTGTCCGGCTGTCCATAGGTGTTCTTCCGGTACGTCGTGACGCCACGCTCGATGCGGTAATAACCGCCTTCGAAGCGAGCCGTCGCCGTGCCGTACTTGAGCAGCTGGTTGCGCTCGAGCTTGAGGAAGCGCTCGCCCTCGGGCGCTGGATCGATGCCGATAATCATGCCGGTCTGGGTCGGCCGCGCCGGGTCAGCCGAGATGAACACGGCCGTGCGGCCGGTAAAGCCCGCAGCAACTTCCCACGCGGGCTGCGGCACAGCAGGCTCGAATCCGTGCACGGTAATGTGCTGGTCGTTGCGCAGGAGACCTGCCGCCACGTGTTCGCCGAGCTCGCCACGCCGTGCGGTGTAGACGTGCCCGTACAGCATCGAGGACCAGGCCCAGCGCCCGGCCGCATCGTTCATCCATTCGCCGAGATCCGCAAGCGTCGCGGCATCGCTCCAGCCCGAGACAATGAACTCGTACGCCTCGTCGCCGACGGCGCCGAGCATGTCGGCCATGTCCGGCTGGCCTGCGCCTCCGGCCATCGGCGAGATCACCACCGTGAGGCCCGCGGGGGTCGCCTCGCCACCAGCCGTACCGCGCCGGTTCAGCTCGATGCGGATATCGTTCGTCGTCTCGCCCTTCCAGCGTGCGGTGAGCGTCACGTTCGCGTCATCCTCATCATCGGCATCAGCTGTCACGGCAACGCCGTCTGCGGCATTGATCGCGGTCACGATATCGGCGGCAATCACATCCGGCTCGTCGCCGATGAGGACGGTCACCTGCACGCGACGCCCCGCGATGTAGAGGCTGAGCGTACCGTTGGCGGTAGCGGCACCGCCGATCGCGATCGACCCGGATGCGATCGCACCCGACTCGAGCTTCACGGGCAGCACCCAGATCTCGCCGGCCGGATCGTTGCGACGCAGGCGCTCATACATCACCGCGGCCATCGAGCCCGCGCCAAAAAGTGACTTTGCCTGTTCCGTACTGAAGACCGGCTTCAGCACCCCGAAGTCGCCCTCGGCATCGTCGTTGACCTGCCCGAGGATGAGGCGCCGGGTCTCGCTACCCACCGACGTGTTCGCCTGCGAGTTGTCCATCTCGGCATAGAAGAGCGGCGCCAGAAGGTCACCGCCGGCCGGCATGTAATTGAAACTGACGGACATGGTCACGCTCCCTCGTTTGGTTGCACGGGCGCGTCCGTGTTGCCTGCGCCGCCTGCACTGGCTGCACTACCTGCGCTGCCAGATTTCGCCCCCCTGCGGACCGGCGCCGGCATGGCAGCCGTGCGGATGTGCCCGGACGCGTCGTCGGACTCGACGACGTCACCGGCCGCCACGCGGCGGCGCCAATACGCATTGCGCTCCACACTGCGTCCATCCGCCGGCAGGACGTCACCGCGGGCCGGGTCGGGGACCACCCGACCTTCAGCCGGTCTGACCTTCATCGTTCCCGTCATCTCTGAACTCCTCACGGAATGAGAAATCAATGCGCCCGTCCGGGCCCGGCCGCTGCAGGTTCGGGTCGGAGGGATCGATCATGTCGATATCGACGTGAATCGTCTTCAGCGGAGGCAGCCCCGCGAGATAGTATTCGTGCCACGTCTCGGGCTCGCTGCCACCCCCGAGCGTGAACACCGATGAAAACGTGTACCGGTAGAAAATCAGCTCACGGTCCATCTGCACGAGCTCACTGCCGCGGTACTCGATTGGGCTGTAGCCACCGCCCGTCGTCCAGCCCACGAGTGCGAGCCATAGCTGCGCGCGCACGTCATCGAGCAGGTCCGCGCGCGACTGCCCGCGCGCATCTTCCGTATTGATGAGCACACACACATCGAACTCGTCGGTGATGTCCTGACGTGAGGTGTTCAGCGTCTGGTTCTCGCCGGCGTTGTCATCGGTCTTCACGACGAACGCGCTGATCGCCGGCAGCCGCTGGTTATCGCGTAGCGCCGCGAACTCGAGTGCGCCCGCCACACGCTCGCCGAACACCGGGCAATACCGGCGCAACTGGGCAATGACCGGCGTGATCTTCATGTCGTCACCGGAACGCCCGGCTGAACGCCGCCTCGAGGATCTGCTTCACACGCGGACCGTCCGCATTGAGCGTGTCGGCCGGGTAGTTCCCGAGCGGTGCCGTACGCCACGTGCCGTTGCGGAAGTTCGCCCCACGCCGGTATCGGCCACCAGCCTTGTAGCGCACGCCGTAGTAGAGAAAGGCGGGATAGAAGTCCGGCATGTCGCTGCCCTTTTCGGGTCTCACCTTGACCCAGAAACCGGACCGGCCGATCTTGTAGCGGATGTTGCGCCTGAGCCTTCCCGTGCGCCTGACCGGATAGCGCGTATCGCCACCCGACACACGCTGCTGCGTCGCCTTCTGCAGCAGCTTGCCCACGTCACGCATGCCCGCGCGGATCTGCTTGCGGTCAAAATCCAGCTTGCGGTCGAGACCACTCCAGCCCTCGAGCTGGAGCTGGTACGGCACATTGACGTCAAAGTCCTGGGACATCATGGGCTCCCTGATTCCGCATCCAGCATCCGTTCCTGTTCGACCTCGAGCACCGTGCGATCGGCACGTCTGTCGTGCTTCACGCGCCGCACGCGGTACACCCAGCCGTCGAACACCATCTCGTGATGGTCGGTCGCGTCCGCGAGAAAGCGCATCCGTACGCGATGCGTGACACGCTGCTCGCTCTGCACGCCCGCCGCATAGGCGACAGGTCCAAGCGGATCGACGCGGGCCCAGCGATGGATGACGTACGAGTACTGCGCGGCCAGATTCATGTCCGGCGCAGGTACATCCGTGCGCACCCGCAGCGTGATGTAGTCCATCATCTCGCCGAAGTCGTCGCTCATAGCAGTGGGCTGCGGAAGTCATCGAGCAGACCATCGACGTGCCGCGAGGGAATCGCATAGGTCTGTTGCGTACCCTCGGACTGCCGCAACGCGTAGAGCGTGCCGATCTGCAACTGCATCCACTGGCAAAGTGACTTTGGCACCGCGGCGGGCATCTCGAACGCCCCCGCGGTGAAGGTCACCCGAATATCCTCACCTATGGGCCAGCCCGAGCGCGGCGTGAGCCAAGCCCGGTTCATCAGCCGCCACGCGCCCGCGTCGAGTTCCTGATCGACGCCTTGGGCGTCGCGGTACTGCACGGATCTCACTTCGCGCACGTCGTGCCACAGCAGCAGCCTCCACGAAGGAAACGCGTCGGCGCGCACGCGGCACGTCTGCGCGAGCACTGGCCGGTTCGTCTCGACCTCGAGGCGCTCGCGTGCGGCGACGATCATTTCCCGGATGAGGTCGTCCTCGACGTCGTGCTGGACCTTCAGGTAAAGCTTGATCGCGGCCAGTTCGAACGTCTCGGCGGCAGGCGGTTCGACGATCTCGACACGCCCGCCGTCCACACGCGACTGATGGAAACTCAGCACGTCAGGTCCCGGCCTTTCCGGCCTTCTGGCCCGTGGCCTTCGTCGCGGCTGCAGCGCTCGCTTCGCCGCCGTCGCCACCCTCACCACCACCATCACCACCACCGTTCCCACCGCCGCTACCGGCACCGATCGCGAGCGCCTTGACCGCCCCGCCGACATCGATCAGCCGGCCGCCCTGCCGGTTGAACGCGAGGAAGCCGACCTGCCCTCTTGTGGTAAAGAACGAGTCGGTCATGCGGAACATCGTGAGATCCATCACGTCGCGAATGAGATACTGCGAGGCGTCGCCGAACAGGATCGGCCGGTTGCCGGCCGCGGCATCGGGCATTTCCTGAATGATCTCCAGCGGCCGGTTCAGTAGCCGGTCCGGGGCGCCACCGGGATTGCCCTGCTCGTAGCCCGGCACGAAGATAGGCCGGCCCACATCGTCTTTGATTTTCCGCACCTTGCGCAGGCTGTTGTCATTCATGATCCAGCCTGCGGACGTTCGGCGCCGGTAGATCGGGTCGACGCTATGCTCCAGATCGACGAAATCGTCGTAGCCGAACTCGGACGAAACAGTCGTCCAACCCAGCGGAGCTTCCGTGAGAATCCCGTGTGGCTCGTTATCGCCGCGACCGGTCACGAAGTGCCGGCTCGTGATACGGCCGATACGCACTGCGAGCAGATTGCGGATATAGGCATCGAGATCGAACATCGAGTCCTGCAGCAGTTCGAACGGCAAGGCAATCGATTTCGAGGAGTACTTGAACACGGTCATTGCCAGCGTGCTGAAGCGTGTCGTCGACGTACTGACCTCCTCGTTCTGCCCCACGATCTCACCTTCTTCCGACGTCGCATCGGCCGCCGGAAAATGCATCTGTGCACCGGTACCGGTCTGGATCACGGTCGCAAGACGCCGGATCCCGCCGAACTCCTTCAGCGCTTCGGTCAGCTGCCGGTACCATTCCTCGGCCACCGTGTAGCCGCCCTCTTCGCCGACGAGCGACGACATGGCCGCCTGGATGTCGGGCGACTGGCGGCGACGCATGGCCTGGATGTCTTCCTGCTCGAGCGCGCGCAAACCGCCCTGCAGGAACATGCGCATGACCCGTGATTCGCCACTGTGGGCGCCGGGCGTTTTCGTGACCGCATTGATGAGGCCGGCAGGCTTGCCATTGAGGGCATCGGCCGCGAGCTCGGCCATCAGCTTTTCATGGCGGGAGATCTCCGCCTTGATACGGTCCATCTCTGCGATGCCGTCATCGTAGATTTTCTGCTGCTCCGGGCCCCACTTGTCGCCCTGAAAGTTCTCCATCGTCAGATTGATATTTTTGGCGATCGCGTCGCGGCGTTCCCGCAAAGCCTGGATCTGGACAGCCATGGTGTTGCCTCCGTTGGTTGATGGCGCGGGAGCGCGTCAGAGTTGTTGCGCGAGGTTAAGTCGCCGCTTCATCGCGGCGAAATCTGGAACAGGCAGTACTGCCGTGGTGGATGCCGCCGGCGCTGGCGGCAGTGCAGGCGCAGTTGGGGATGAAGATGCGGGCACGCTCGACGCCCGGGCAACGGCCGCCGCGGCACGTAACGCATCCTGCATCTCGGGCACATTCGAAAACGCGGCGAGATTCCAGGTGCTCGCCCTGGCCGCGGCGCTGCTGCCGGCTGTTCCGGCAAGGCGATCGGCAAAGCCCTTTTCGATGGCGGCCGCCGCATCGAACCACGTCTCATCAGCCATCCACGCCGCGATATCGGCTTCTGTTTCACCAGTTTCCGCCGCATAGGTCCGCACAAGCGAGGCGTCGACCTGATCGAGAAGCGAGGCGGTTTTACGCAGTTCGTCTGCATTGCCCCACGTGTACGTCCACCCCTTGTGAATCATGACGAACGCGCCGTCGCTGATCTCGATTTCGTCGGCGCCGAGCACCACGAAGCTAGCGGCGCTCGCGGCGAGACCATCGATATGGCCGATGACGCGGGACGGATGTTCGCGGATCGCGGTCTCGATAGCCCGGCCCGCAAACACGTCGCCGCCGGGTGAATTCACGCGCAGGTGGATCGTGGGCGCCGTGATGGCCGCGAGCGTTTGCGCGAAAGTCAGCGCGCCCACCCCGCCCCAGTAGTCATCGTCGACGATCACGTCGTACAGCCAGATCGTCGCTTCGTCGGCGGTCGTCGCTTCGGCGCGGAAGTAGCGCAGCGTAGACCGGTTGTCACTCAGTAGCTGCAGAAGCCGGTTCTTCATTGCTGTTCCCGCTGTCGTTCGTGCCATTGAAAAGCTCGTCACCGCCGTCGAGCGCCGGCCGGTTATCGTCGAGTCGCACTTCGTTCTGCGTCGCCCACCCGGGCTCACCCGCACGGCCAAGTGAGAGGCGGTACGCTTCGTAGCGGGTCTTGATGTCGCCCCGCTCGAGCGAACTCACGTTGTGCGCCAGAAACCGGTTGCCCTTGCGGATCAGCTTGCGGTCCAGCTCCTGCTGGATCTTCACCAGGTGTCGCGTGAGCGTGTACTTCACAAAGTTGATGCCGATGTTGTCCGCGGTGCCCGGTGGTTGCGAGCCGCCGCGACCGATCATGTACGGCCACACACCGAAGATCTCGCAGATCTCCTCGGCCGATAGCTTGCGGTTCTCGACCAGTTGCACATCGAGAGCCGACATGCCGATCCGTTTGATTTCCTTGAGCTTCAACCCGTTGGGGAGAACCATCGGCGCGATGGAGTTCTCCAGCCCCACGTACTTTTCCACGTACTGGTTGCGCAGATCGGCGATCTTCTTCTCGTTAATGTTCTGCTCGGTCTCGAACGCAATATCGGGCCGCACGGTGTCCATCATGGTCTCGGCCATCTCGCCACCCGCCAGGGCGGTGTTGACCTGCTTGCGCAGCACGAACTGGATCTGCGAGAGACCGCGGATACCATCGAACCCCGGACCCGGTACGTGAATCATGTCGTCCTGGTCGACCACCTCGAGCTCGCCAGTCTCCAGATCCGTGCACGCATACACGAGCCGCCCATCAACCAGCCGCGGGTCGCACCCGTCCGGATGCATAGGCTCAATGAACTCGACGACCGGCGAGTACGGTGTGACGCGATGAATGCGCTGATACAGGTTGCCGCGCAGGATCAGCGACTGCGCACCGAACTCCCAGCCCACCGCAGCGGCCCACCGCGGGTGCATCTCCCGGTTGAGCAGCCGCCAGTAATCGCTGTCGACGGGCAGGACATTGCGGCCGCTGCGTTCGTGCTCCTCGATTGTGATCGAGGCGATCGCGCCGGCAATGAGCGCCACGCATGCGTACACCGTCGACACGCTCATGGCGGTCCGCTCGGTCACCGCGCGCCGCTTGCCCTCAGTGCCCGTCAGCAGCGTATAGGCCGTTGTGCCCGGCACGATCTGCTCCACGGGCCCGAGATCCCTATGGTCCTGTGAACCTGCCGCCGTGACAGCCGCCTTCACGGCCGCCGCCTCGCGCGCGGTCTGGCGCTCGGCATTCCAGCGTTGCAGGATGACGGACCCGCGCGGATCGAAACCACCCGCCGGCCCTGCTCGATCGTTCACAGGAAATGGATCTCCGCTTCTGGTTCAGGCCGATGCACGAGCGCGCGCGTGGCCGCCATGCACGTCGCCACGATCGGATCAATGCGACCGCCCGATCGCTTCTTGTTCGGTTTGATGTTCTCGTTCGAATCGATGTAGAGCGTCACGTTGCCGGCGCACCATCGCAGGACCGGATTACCGCCATGCCGCAGGCGCTTGCCGTACACGATCCGCTCGAGCAGCTTCGCGCCTGGCGAGAGACCTGCCATGTTCTGTGGCACCTCGACCATCGGCACACCCAGCTCGAGCAGCTCGGTGGCGAGTTGCATGCAGTTCCACTTGTCGTAGGCGAACTCGACGACGTCAAACGGTGCGCAGTCGTCCACGATCGCCTCACGCACCGCGGAGTAATCTGTCACGTTGCCCTCGGTGACTGTGAGCCACCCCTGCGCCTCCCAGTCCGCGTAGGGCGCCATGTCGTTTTCAAGCTGCTCCTCGAGCTTCGCGCGCGGCACGAACACACGCACGAGTAGAAACCACTCACCCTCATCGTCGTCGCTACCGTCACCCTCGTCGGGCGGGAACAGCAGCACGAACGTCGTGAGATCGCGCGTGCTCGACATGTCCAGCGCTCCGAAACAGCGCCGGCCGTGCAACTGCTCACGATCGAATGCCCGTCCGCCCTTGTCCCACACGGACAACTCGAACCACGACAGCGCGGAGTTGACCCAGACGTTCAGATCCTTTGTGAGGAAGTTCGCCCGCGCGCTCGGAAAGACCTTTGCACGCCTGGCAGTTGCCCGCATCGCCTCAACGAATTTTGCGGTACCGAGCCCTGGGTTGGCCTTGCGCCATACGCGTTCATCGAACGGATCGTCGCCCTCGTCAATCGTGTAGATGTAGCCAAAGAACGAGTCGTCGACGAGCTGCCCGCGCAGCACCGAGATCAGGTACTTGCGGATCTCGACACAGATGCCGTCAAGGATGTAGCCCGCTGTCGTGATCGCGCTCACGAGCGGTTGCGCCCGCCCACCGACCGCGGAAGTCATCACGTCCCACACCTCACGCGTCGGATGCGCGTGGAACTCCTCGACCACCACGAGCGAAGGATTCAGACCATCGAGCGCCAGTGCGTTCGCCGCCGGCAGCGGCTCGAACACACCGGTCCGCGTCGAGATGCGCTCCTGATTGCGCCCCTCGGCTATCTTCAGCATGCGCCGCAGCCTGGGCGATCGACTCGCACGGCGCACATAGTTCACGAGCGCGGGCTTGAACACGTTCATCGCCTGGGCACGCGTGGTGGCCACCACGTAGGTCTGCGGGCCCGGCTCCCGGTCCATCAGGAAGAGATAGTCCGCCTGCCCCGCTTTCCACGTCGACTTGCCGTTCTTGCGTGCGACTTCCTCATATCCCGTGCGAAAGCGTCTGAGGTGTGTATCTGCATGACGCCAGCCGATGAGCACCGCCGTCCAGAAAAGCTGCCACTCGTCGAGCAGGAGTAGCTGCCCGGCTTTCGGGCCCGCGACGTGGACAAAGTGACTTTGGATATGGTCAATGCAGTGCCACGCATAATCCGGACGGAACACGAGGCCTCGCTTCCAGCCGCGCCGCAGGTCCTGGTAGTGCCGCAGCACCGCCCGGTACTCGAACTCCCCGGTCACCTCCTCACCGCGCAGAACCCGCAGGCCATAGGCGTCCCACGCCTGCAGCGCATTGGGTGTCAGTTGCGCAACGAGCCGGGGTGCTGCGCGCCATGTCCGACGAGGTCGTCGAACAGGTCGTCCTGCTGATCGTCCGGTTTCTTCACCATCACCGCCGCTCTCGAGGGTAGCGTCAGGCAGCATTCCGGCAGCCATCTGAGCAGCTCCTGCTTCAGGTTGCGTTGCGTGTAATACGCCTGGTGCGGCTGCTCGTAACCCTTCGGCGTGCGGATGAAGTAACTGCCATTGTGTTTCTCTTTCACCTTTTCGAGCTCGATGCCGGCGTCGACCCACGCGATGTAGGTGCGCGCAATCACCGTGATCGCGAGACCCGCCGTGCGATGCGCCAGCCCTTCTTCGGTGAGCCGCGCCACGATGTAGTCCCAGACCGCTCGCTCGCGCGACGTGAGCTGCACACCTGGCGGCAGCGGCAGCGCGTTGTTTTCAGCCGCAGCAGGGTCCACCGGCTCCAGCTCGTCAAAGTTGATGCCCACTGGCGGAAATTGCGAAGCCATGGCGCGCCTCCAGTACGTATTCAGAACCAGTACCCGTAGCACAGCGCGCCACAGGAAGGCTGTTCACACCCCCCCTGGTTCGAAAATGGTCCATAAAAATGCCCGGGGAGCGGGTAGGTCCCCGACGATCGGGGGTCGGATCGTTCATACCCCCCCGTTGTTTGATGCACGACCACGGTGCCGCATCGCGCGAAGGCGTTCGGCTTTGGTCTTCACCTCGTGGCAGTCGTCGCAGATCGACTGCAGGTTGTCGTCGTCATCGGTACCGTCTTCAAATTTCGGCACGATGTGATCGACCTGCGTCGCAGCTGTTGTGCGCCCACGCTTCAGACATGGCTGGCACAGTCCGCAGTCACGCGCGAGGATGCGATCGCGCTTGCGCACCCACGCTGCGTCGTAACCACGCTTGTGCCGCGAGGCCCTGTTGCGGCTCGACCAGCCGCGGCCTTCCTCGGCATGCGCCTCGCAGTAACCGGACGTTGTCACCAGCCTGGGGCACCCGAAGTGCCGGCATGGCCGCGGTGGACTCGTGGGCATGTTCGTCGGACTCGAATAGGTGCGGGCCGCACTTGCGCACGGCCCGCGTGTGAGGTTCAGCTATACCTCTCACCCGGATTTCCAGCCTCACGAAGCACACCGGGCCAGTCGGTTCATGAGCTCGTATGGCGGTTCACCGACAATTCCGCCATGGTCACTGCTCGCTCTCACGGTTGGTATCGAAATGCAAAAGCCCCGAGGCTTGCGCACTCAGGGCTTGGGAATTGTCACGTTTCGTAGGGACGAGCGCGTCCGCACGGACCTAACGGGCTCAACTAGTATCTTTTTATGTCACCGAGAGGTTTGCACGACTAACGCGCGGTGCCAGCGAAGTCCAGTACAGCGGTAAGGGACGGAAGCAACTATAGGCCGGCGCGAAGCGGAATGCAAATCCTGCGACATCGCACACGCTTCCGCTTTCTCCACGCCTACCTTAACGCCCACAGCGCAGGCGGACGGTTTTGGCAACGGTCTCGTCGATCACGTCCAGCTCGAAGAGCATCTGGCGAAACGGACCTGCCCAGTGCCGGCGACAGACCTCGACTGTCACGCCCAACGCTGCGGCCCGTTTCGCAACATCCGTCGGTGCGCGCCCGCTGCCGGCACAGTGCCCGCACACATCTGTCGCCGATTCCAGCGCCCGAAGCGACTTTACGCCACGCCCGAGACAAGGATCGCATCGCCGGTAATGGCGAACAGGCCGAGGACCGTTACGCCCGCAATAGAACGGAATGAACTCCTCGAGCTCGAGGACGCGGCCGCCACCGTTGCAATCTTCACAGCGAGCCACCGCCGTCATCGCCGGCGCATGGCCGAATTTCACGCCACGGCCGCCGCAGGCATCGCACCGATCGGCGACCCATTCGACAATCAGTCGCTCGCTGAAACGCCGGGCCAGCATCGCTATCGATGGTGCATCCGAACCGATAAGCAGCTGCCAGTCAAACCACCGGCGGTGACAGACGCTATTGGACAACGCATCGACAGCACAGCCGTACACCCGGGCTGTCACGTCCTGCCCGTATTTCATGTGCCACAGCAGCGTGCCCAGCGAGTCCGCGAAGGCGAGCGCCGCCAAAGTGACTTTTGGGTCCACGGTGCTCTCGCAGAACGTGCCTCGGATACTCATCGCGATTCCAGCCTGCTCTTTCGGATCTTTCATCGGTTGATCTCCCTGCTGCCAACATGCCAACTCATTGTCATTAAAAGGCCACGGATTGCGCGCACGTGCGCGACGTGCGCGTGCCCCCGCGCGGCGACGCTCCCGGGAAAGGTCAGGAATTCGCGATGGTAGGTTGGCAGGTTGGCAATCGTCAGGAGTGCCATGAAAACGCCAATCGGCGCGCCGCGAACGCTCCACCGGCGCGCCATAGTCGAAGAATGGCGCGCCATGCGTTCAACCTGAACAGATCGGAACTCAAAGGGCCGATGCATCATCGTCACTCACTGGAAGGTTGTCGCCGGATGGCCGCGCTACCGCTGCGCGCGCGACAGCAGTAGCGCCGGGCCTCAGATACCAGGTGTCGCGCACGCCGTTGACCATGCCTCGCCAACGCTGCCAGCCGAGCTTGCGCATGGTCTTTCCAATCCGGGTGTGCTCGGCCCGCGTCACCTTCGATATCTCGAACTTGAGGTAGTCCAGCGCGATCGTGGTAACCGATACCCTGGGCGCTGTCTCCGCGTTCAGGCGAGCGGCGATGATGGGCTCATAGATGTCACCTTCATAACGCGCTTCCTGTTCAACCTCGAAAAGCGGCTTTTCCTCGCGGCCGACCTGCCACGGTGCGGGAAGGGTGTCGCCTGCCTCGGCGTTCTCGCGCTCCCACTCGCAGTACACGCTGTACGCTTCCGCCCACAGTTGATCGCGATCGGCCGCAATACGGGCGGTATCGATGACGTCCGCCACCTTCACCGGCCAGAACCGGCGGCCACCTGATTCATCCTTCAGGTACGCATCGAAGTTCACCGTGCCGGCGACAACGGACTGTCGCGGCACATCGATCGCTTGCCGCGCATAGGGCGGCCGGAACGTGTCGGTTGAAGTCGTGATCCAGCGTTTCGTGGCCGACGTATCGGCGCGGCTGAGCGCGTCAAGTTCGGCCATCTCGATCAGCCACTTGCCCGCAATGACGATAGGCGTATTTGGGTCCGCCAGATTCAATGCGGCGTCCGTGGTCCACTGCTCGCCGAAGAGCAGCTTGAGCGAGCGCGATTTGCCTGCATCCTGCTCGCCCTCAAGGATCAGCACGTTGTCCATCTTGCAGCCAGGCCGCATCACGCGACCAACTGCGCCGAGCAGGAACTTGAAACCGACTGCCCGGGCATAGGGCGTATCCTCGACGCCGAGGTAATCGATAAGCCACGTGCCGATGCGACTCTTGCCGTCGTGCTCGAGCCCGCGCAGGTAGTCGCACACGACGTGGTAGCGGTTGCGCTGCGCGACGATCAGCGCGGCATCCCCGATCGACTCCTTGGTCGGCACCATCGCAAACGTTCGCCCGAACCAGTCCTGCATGCGGCCGAAGTCGCCCTCGCCCCACTCCCCGGCTTCGCCATCCTCAAAGGGAGGGGGTTTCACTTTCATGACCTTGTGCGAAAACGCTTCGAAGCCGAGCACACCCTGCCACGACACCTCGTGGGTGAGAATGCTGATGACGTTATCGATGTCGGCCTTATAGGCGCCGCCTGATGTCTTGCGCAGTCGCTGCTGCCACGTGTAGACAGCGTTTTCCGGTGCATCCGGATCGTGACCACTTTCATCTTTTTTTGCGTCAGCGGTTTTCTCTGCCGAGTGCAGCACCTTGCGCGTTTTGGTATCTGAGAGTGCAGACACGATGCCTGCGGTCTCCATTGCGTCGAGCAGGCGTTCGGCCTGCCGCCGCCCGATCCCGAACTCCTTGATGAGTCTCGACGGTGAAGCCCGGCGTATCTGCAGCACGAATGCCACTGCCTGCTCGTACAGCGGATCGATTTCAGCTGCCGCCTGCACGGGCGCTTGCGGCGGCATCATGCCCATATTGCCCTCGTCGGCCAATGCCCCGAGTAGCGCCGCCTCAAGCTGAACGCCGACCGCCTGCAGGCTCTCTTCGCAGTGCAGATCATTGAAATCGGTGAGTTTGCGGTTCTCCCGGTTCGCAAAACGTGGATACACCACGCTCGCGTTACCAATTTCGGCCGCGGCCTCATAGGCACGCTTCAGGCCCGCGTTCTCGAACAGCCTGCGCCGCTCCGGCAACACGTCATTGCCGTACGTGAGTTCGATGTACGCCACACCGCGATCGTCACGCAGCCATTGCGCGCGCACCATGTACCAGGTGTTCTTCGCCTCGATGCGCCGGCGCTCACCACCGAGCTCGAGTGCGCCTGCGAAACCGAACTCCTCGGCGAGGAATTCGCACAGCCGCTCCTCGAGCTTCCAGTCGTCGTCAGCACAGAAAAGCAGATGCAGTTCGGGATAGCGCTGGCGGAAGTATCGCGCGCCGTAAAGCAGCCCGCCGGCATCGAAGCATACGAGCACCGGGATCCGTTCGGCCGTCGCCATGCGCACCGAACGTGCAGTCGCATAACCCTCGGCAAGCATCGCCACGCGATCGCCGCGCTCAACATCGCCGAGCATGAACACCGCTCCGGCCTTTTCCATACCCTTGTTAAAGCGCTTGGCCCCATCCGGCATGATCTTCTGCAGGCCGACGAGCTGGATGCCGTCGTCGTACCGGAACATCGGCACGAGCAGCGTGCCGTCGGCCGCAAAGCGCACACCTTCAGGTGTGATCTGCTTGCGCTCGAGGTAGGCAGACGTGCCCTCTTCTCTTGCCTCGTGCCACTGCATGCGGGCGCGGTTAGCGGCATTGCGCGCAGAGATCGCACGTCTGCGTGCCTCGTTCTCGTCGGCCTCGTGCTGACGCCGGCGTGATTCGACCACTTCAGCCGCCGACAAGGGCGCACCTTCCCAGCGGAACGACTGTTTGCCGTTGTCCTCGCCGGACCAATGACCGTAGGCGCCCGTATAGCCCACCGTGGCGCCCGCCCGCACAACCTCACGCAGGATGTACCAGTATTTCCGGCGCGGTCCATAGCGATGGATCTTGCCGTCTGCAACAGGGTGCCCAGCGGGGAGTTCCGGATGATCCGCTTCGCGTAGCTGGGCGATGATCTGGTCAAGACTCGACATCAGCCCCCCGCCCGCCTGCCTTGAACACGGTTGCCCAGGCTTGATAGGCTTCGACGAAAGCCCGCCTGCTTGCGTTGTATTCCGCGCACCAGAACTCCGATGTGCGTATCAGGATGTCGTCCAGCGCATACCCCTCGTCGAGCTCGGCATCACACGCGGCATCGGCCTTGTCGCTTTCGACATGCGCCCGGCCGAAGCGCACCGCTGCCTTGAGCAGCGCGTAGGCCTCGGCGGAAATGGCGAAGGAAATCGGCGTCACAGGTCGGGACTCCATTCAGTGAGTTGCGTCGACGACGACACATAGAGCGGATGACGCGGTGCTCCCCGCCGCGTTGTGCCTAGGCAAAGTAACTTTGCACCGGCTTCGCGGAACATTCCGACCACCCGGTCGACCCGTTCAGATTGTGCATTCGCACCCCAGGCACAGATCACCTCGCCGTACTGCCTGGCCAGATTGAACAGTATCGAGTCGTTATCAGGTCCAACTGGATCATCGACCTTCCAGAGCATGGCCGGATCGGTCGAACGCAGTGCATACAGGTTCGCCACGACGAGCCCGCGGCAACCCCACAGCCGGACGAAACGGCGGCAACGGCGGATAGTGGGATCGTCGAGATCCGCATCTGCCGTCGACGGATTGAGCATCACGAACAGTGCATCTGGGCGCCAGCACAGCATGTCTTCCTCGCGTCGCAGGACATATCGGTACACACCGTCACTGCTATTGACACAAAGGGACGTGCTCCATGTGGCCGCGACGAGAGGATCACCTTGCATGGGTAGCCCCTTTCGCGCGCAGGCGCCACCATTCGGCCTCCAGCGCCGGTCGGAATTGTTCGCACTGCGCCGCATCAAGACACGCTTCGAGCACGGCATAAAATGTTCGTCGTTCAGTGCGGGTAGGAATGGCCGCGCAAAAGCGTGCGGCTGCGTCGACAAACACGTCGATACAGCCGCGCTCCGCCGCCATCGATGCGAGCAGATTCACGGGAAACACGGGAAAGAGAGTCCTGAAGAAAGGCACGAGCTCATCCGGCTGACAGCGGGCAAGCGACTCGACGTTGCACGACGCACAGGCGAGCTGGGTGCCCCGGTTGCAGCGCAACCCGACTCCTTCACGCCAGGGGTTGCAGCACGTCATGTCACGCCGGAATTGCCGCACGGGTTACTCCCTCGCGGGCCGTTCTTCGGATGACGCAACGGGATCGTCGTTCGCTGCCGGCGGCGGCGACTTCATTGGCGACCCGTCTGGCTGATAACCCCGAATATCGAGCGTCCACCAATTGCGCATGAGTGTTCTAGTTGCTGCCGGCGCATCGTTGCCGCGCGTCGTCAACATTTCAGGAGCGACTTCCCTGTACCACCGCTCGAGCGCGGGTCGGATGGCCCACAGCACGACCTTCGCGTAAAGGTTCTTCACGTCATTCGCCCCGTCAAGTAGTTCAGTCAGCTGCAGCTTTGCCGATCCTCAACACCCCGAGCGCAATGCGATCGAGCATCATTGCCCACCTCCCTTGACGATCCGTTGCTGGAGCCGCGTTTCGAGATACTTCATCGCCATGCTTTCGAGCGCGGCGAGTTCGGTGTGGTCGACGACCATCGAGTCGGCCGTCGCGAGCTGGAGTTCCAGTGCCGCAATCAGGCGCGCCCACTTCGGCAATTCCTCCAGCATGCGGCTCACAGTGCTCGCCGACATGCCCATGCATTCCGCTGCATGGGCCTGCGTCACGCGAGCAACCGCGCGCAAGATCTCGGACTCAATGCGTGCGCCGAGGATGCGGGTGCTTTCAACCGCGTCCGATGAAACTTCGAGCGTGCTCATGAAGCCGCCGGTTCAGCCGGTGATTGGGCAATAGACGTATTACGCAGAAATTTCCAGTCGACCCGGTCGTTCAACTCCTCGCAGCGGACAGCGCCATGGCAGAGGCGCTCGATCTTCGGGCAATGCTCAGCGGGAACACAGCGACCTTCCGACTTCCATTGCTGGACTGCCGCCCTCGTTACACCAAGTTCGGTAGCCAAGCTCTTCACAGTCATACCTGCCGCTCGAATTGCCCGGTCCAGAGGGTGCTCCATGTCCGATCCTGTCAATACTGATCCAAACCGGAATGATAGAAACTCTATCGCAATAACGCAAGAAAAAGTATCACAGGGCGTGAAAGATTTTCTATACGCTCCCCGCATGGAAATCGACAAATGGGTTGTGGCAGCTCGCCGCGCGCTAGGTTGGTCGCAAGACCAACTGGCCGAAGCCGTCAGCAAAACGCGAGCTAACGTCTCCCATTGGGAGACTGGCAAACACGAGCCGAACATCGAGACCATCAAGATCATTGCTCGACTGTCAGGGCTAGATCCGCGTGCTCTTTTTGAAGATGCCGAGAATCCTACGGGTGAATTGCTTCGGGAAACGCCGTGGCCGTTCACCATTGAACGGGCGAGATTTGATCAACTCCCTAATACCAGTAAAACGAAAATCAATCGATATGTAAGTAACATCGTTGAGGCATGGGAAGCCGAGCGTCGCGCGGAACCCCGCAAGGCCGGATAAGAGGCCCGCCGACCGCGAAGATTTTGCATTTCCCCCCGCGGAACTCAAAGAGTTCACATGAGTAACCTGGAGCCGCCCGATGTGGCGGCGCCTGACATCCGCAAGCACATCGAAGAAAAACACTGGCTGGATTGATTCAGGAGATATTTCGATGAATCTTTTGAAAATAGCAGTGATTGCCGCGGTGCTGGGTGCCGCACCTTCGTGGGCAGGAGATTTGACTGGCCCTCAGAAAAATGCCGTTAGATCCGCGAAGCAGTATCTCAGAGTTCATGCGTTCTCACGGAACGGACTTATTCGACAACTCTCATCGGATGCCGGGGATGGCTACAAGATTGCCGACGCTACGGCAGCAGTGGACAGCCTGAACATTGATTGGAACGAGCAGGCGGTGAGATCCGCGAAGCAGTATCTCGATATGCAGGGCTTCTCGTGCAAAGGCCTCGTTCAGCAACTTTCCTCAAGCTACGGAGACGGATACACCGTGAGTCAAGCAACCCATGGGGCGAAACAGGCAGGCGCCTGCTAAACCTGAGCCCGGGTTTCGCCAGCGGTAACCAGCCTGCGCCGGCGGACACGAGGACCAGATTCAGGCCATTGCTGTACGCAGGGATTGCGACTGGTGCTTGAATTTCAGGACGGAAGATTTCGGGGAGTTGCAGGACTGACACCTCTTTCCACCGGAGAAGAGCGATGAAAACCCGCATGCAGTTTTGCCCAGTGTGCCAGAAACAGACGTCACACACCTACCAGCCCGTCTCCTGGCTGTGGTTCATCTTCTGGCTGATCGTATTTTTCCCCGTGGCGCTCATTTACCTCGTGATCGCCATCCCCCGCGAAAACCGTACCGCACAATGTACCGTGGACCATGAAGCGCTACGCATGGCACGCGAGAACGAACAGTTGCGCTCGATGGTGCTGGCCATGCAGATGAACAGCGGCAGGGTTGAGCCGCCCCCGCGCGGGACGGGCTTCATGAAGTAAGCCACGCCCGCCGAGCGTCACTTGCGCATCAGCTTGGGGTGCCGCGTCGCATCGAAGTATTGTTTTCCGTCCTTGTCCATGATCCAGGTGCTCGAATGGGCATGCCGACTCTGCGCGACGAATTCGCCCCCCGCTGACTTCAGTCGTTCCCCTTCGGCACGCCGATGTCGGCGATGCCATTTGGCCTTATCCCACGCCTCACTTTCCGATGTGGTCATTCCTCGGATTGGCGTTTTGCGCTTGCTTCTGCTCATAGCTGGATCTCATGCGGTGAATGCGTCTTCAGCCAGTCACGCAGTGCTGCATTGATACGCCGACCCCAGTCCGGCCCGGTCTTCAGGAAGCGCTCGACAATGTCCGCATCCAGGCAGACGTGAACAGGTACGGTTTGCCGCTCATGTATGGTCAGCTCGGCGTTAGTGGTAGTCATCTTCGCGTTGATGTCTTACGGCGAGAATGGTGACCATGTCGCCACCCTCAATTTCAAACAATGCGACGTAGCCGGATGCTCCGAACGGAATGATGAGCTCACGCAGGAACGGCGACCGCGAAACTTTCCGGCAGGTAAAAGGCGACGTTTCCAGCGTCGAGAATCCCGCGGCGATCGCGGCAAGTGCGCGCTCTGCCAGCCCAACATCGGCATCGTCACGATTCACGATGAAAGTGTAGAGCCGCTCCAGATCTTCGGATGCCGCAATAGTCAATCGAACCTGGTATGCGCTCAATTGCCCTGCTTCCGTTTCTTCAGCGCATCGAGGTGGCCCTGCAGGCGGCTCAGCATTTCAGCTGACGAGACATATTGACCGGTGCGACGAGCCTCGTCGCGCGACGCTATGCCCCGTGCGATGAAGTCGCGCTGGCTGACACGGCGCTCGATGTTTTCGCGAATCGACTGCTCCACGAAGCCGGACAGGGTCTCCCCCTCCAGCAGCACATTCTCGGCCGCCTCGCGCAACTCAGGTTCGACGCGCACCGATGGAAAGGCTGAGGTTTTCATTGAAATCTCCTGCATCGCATTTGTAGCGCATTGTCGCATACAACCGGACTGCGTGAAATCCACGCGTTCCTTCGAAGATAGCTATTCTATCCAAATAGATAGTTTTTCTTGCGATTTTACGTTAGTTTATCTATCATCGATTCGACAATTTGCCTTTTCGGTGCCGAATGACAACCTCAGCCACCCTCTCCCCCGCCCTCAAAGACCTGATCGCCCTGTTCGCCGGCGCCGACCGTCCGATGATGTTCGACGGCATCTGTGAGGCGCTGGGCAAATTCGATCCAGACGAGGTCAATGACAAGCTGCAGATGCTTTTGCGGGCAGACATCGTCAAGTACGCGCAACCACTCTCTGCCTCCGAGGGCGGCTTCTGGCTCAACGGCGCAAAGCACGTCGATCTGACTGGATACGACGGTTACGACGTCACCCTCGCCGACGTAAGCGACGCCATCGAGCAGGCGCCGGCCTTCCCTCAGTGTGACCAGCTCAAGGACCTCATCGCCACACTGCACGAACAGGTGCGCGCCGTTGGCCGCCATGCCGAAGCAACGCTGCGGCTGATCGAACTCGTCACCACGCTCACCCGTCGCGGAGAGACGCAATGACCCGTAACCCGACGCTTCCCCTCGAGCTCGAGGAACCCATCGTCACCGGCAACACCAAGGCCGCCGTTCGTGCAGCCGGCGGCAAGTCCTCCGATCTGTGGATGATCCCGTACGACCAGCTGCACTGGAATCAGCGCGACAACGTGCGCCCGCTTGACATCGAGTGGGCGAAACACCTTGGCGAGCTGATCAAAGTCAACGGCTTCGACAAGAACCAGCCGTTGGGTGGCTTCGTGCGCAAGGTCAACGACGAGGATCGCATCTACATCTGGCAGGGCCAGCACCGCTACCACGGCGCGGGCCTCGCGATTCAGGCTGGTGTCGACCTCGGTCTGATCCCGGTAATCATCATCGCCGCGGAAAAAGTCTCACACCCCAATCTCATCTTCGGCGGTCTGACGGGCAACGCCAGCCGCAGCACGACACCGCTCGAGCTCGGCGCGAAGATCATCGAGCTGCGCGACGCGTACGGCATCGACATGCAGACCATACGGTCGCGCCTGAACATCACCGAGCAGACGGTGCGCGACGTCCTGCTGCTCGCCGGTGCGCCACCGGAGCTGCGTGAGCTTGTGCATACCAACACCGTAGCCTCCACCGCCGCGATCGAACAGATCCGCAAGCACGGTCCAGAAAAGGCGCTCGAGCGCATCGGGAAAGCTGCGTCAGATGCCAGGAGCGCCGGCCGAACCCGCGTGACCCGCAAGGATCTGGAGCCCCCTGAGCCCCAGCGCAAGGGCAAGCCAAACAAAGCCGAAGCGGACACGATAGTCACTCCGGCAAAGTCTCCAGACGCCCTGTTTTCTCCGGGCTTTCGCCACGACATGCCGCGCGTGCAGCTCGCTGAAAACATCTGGTACCCATCCTACTGCGCGGACGTCATTGCGAATGCTGGCACCTCGATCGCGGTCGTCAAGCCATTCACCCATGGTGATCGACTTTGGGTATGTGTGGGCGGCCTCCACGATCACTCGTATCACGAGGGAGAGTGCTGGAGCTTATGTCCCATTGACGACTGGAAGGGCTCGACTTTCATCGGCAGCCAGCTTGACCGTGCTGTCGAGGCAGGCGCACATGAGCGCGGTTCATATCGCGGCCAGGTGGTGCAAGTACGCGGGGAAAAATACGTGCTCGACGCCGTGATGCTTTGCTACGCCGGCGAACGCATGCGCTCACCGTCCGCGACTGTTGCGTCTCCCAAGGCTCACGCGACCGACGCGACGCCGAAGATCACCGGCGAGCAGGCAAAGTCACTTTGGCGCGCGCTGCAAGCTGTCCTGCACGACGACGGATTCGCCTTGCTCGATATGAAGACAATTCAGAGCGTGCACGCAGCTCTCCTACCGCTCGCCGATTTGCCGGATCACGCACGTATTGCGCAATCGGCTGAATCATCCGACGTGGGCTAGATCCCGCTCACGAACCACAGCAGGGAGTACTCGTCATGACCGTTGTGATCAGTCAGCCTCCAGCAGTCAAGGTTTCGTTTTTTGCGACTGGCCCTGCAGCACCCGTCGTCACGCTAGGCAGTGACGGCAGCGTCGAACTCGGCCCGGATGTCGACTTCGATCAGGCAGCGTGCGCTCTGTGGGACGCCGTGCGGCGCACGTTCGACGCGCACGCGACGCCGCCTTCGGACGTGGAGCTCCGCGCGATTCACGCGGACGCCGTGGCCTGTGTGGTACGCGAGGACCGTCGGCTCACGCCGGCCGACGACGCATGGTGGCAGCACTATCTGCGCAGCGTCATGACGCAGGCCTCGCGGCCGTGGTTTACCGCGACCGCCGCATCGTCGGAAGAGCCCGGATCCGGGCCTGCACTCGCAACGATGCGTGCCGCCCTTGGCCTGCCCGATTGTGGCACCACGCTCGACGACATCGTCCAGGGCGTGCACGACACGGTGCGCACGAATGCCGAGGCCTGCGCACTCATCACGCAGCTGCTTGCTGCCACAAAGTCACTTTGCTCGATGGCCTGCGTCACGCGCCGCGACGCGCCGGACGTCTACGAACTGATCGAGCGCGCGGGGGCGTTCGTGTTTTCAAGTGAGGGAGGCACACGATGACAACAGAGCGCTGCCCTGGTTGCGGGCACACCTATTACGACGACGTGCCCGAGCGCAACGGCTATTGCAGTTGGTGCGTGTCTGAAGGTGTGTGGGATGAACAGACGGCTGCGGCACGCGGCCCTGCACCGTTTCCGATGATGATCTTCCGCACAGCCGAACTGGATGTCCTCCAGATAGGGCTAAGCGAACTCATCAGGATAGGCAAGGTATATGACTCAGCCCGGACGACCGTGATGGATGCACGCCGCTTGTACGGCGAACGCTATGTCTTGCTCGAGCAGCGTTTCTCCGCAGAGCGCATGCCCCTGTGGTCCGAGAGCATCTGGGGTCCCAAACCCTTCGTGCTACCTGACGGCAAAACCGTTGCCACCGCAACGACCACCTTATCCACAGAAAACGTGGATAACCCTGTGCAAAGCTTGAGCGCGGCCGAGCGTGCTGTGCTTGCAGAGCGTCGCAGGCAAGTGTCTGAGGAAGGCTGCACACTGGAGCATGACGACCGGCATCAAGATGGGGAAATGGCACTCGCAGCGGCCTGCTATGCGGCCGCCGACACCGAGAGCTATCCGCCTGCCGAACCGCCAGACATGTGGCCGTGGGACGTGGAATGGTGGAAGCCGACGACGCCACGCCACAATCTCGTGAAGGCCGCCGCACTGATCATCGCAGAAATCGAGCGCATCGACCGTGCCGCTCCAGCTTCGCCTGCCGGGGATCAGGGGGAAGTAGGATGAACAGCTATTTCCTGAATATTGGAACAAAGATCGATACAAATAATGCGAACACCGCTACCGCAAGCGCCCACTTCGAAATCGTCAGAGCATTCTTATTGATTACCGTTTGCTCAGCAGCGGCGGCCGCCGCTCCCTCAGCTGCTACTGCCTGCCGCTCAAGGGTGTCGGAGGCGCGCCGTTCGTTTTCGCGATCTCGATATGCACGAGCATTTTCCAGCCTACGACCTGCAAAGTTCCCGAGATCGATGTTGTCATTGAAGGCTTTCTCACCGTTTTTGGCGATCCATGCCTCGATCTCTTCAATCGTTTGGAAATCTGCCATGGCAAGCTCCTTTCGAACTTGTGAGGAATCCTAGCATGACCGGTAACCCTACCCAGCTCGACGAAGCGACGACGGCCTCACTACCGCACAAGCGGAAACGATGAACGACCAAGGTCGTCACGCGGCCAAGTCGGCCCGACGAATCACGATCGGGGGACCTTCGCCAGCATTCGCTTTCGCAAGCGCGATCTTAAAGATTTGGTCTCTGTTGTTGATGATCGCGTCTTCGTCACCGCTCATGGATCCACTGGACCCAAGAGCGTCGCAAAGTGCCTCATGCGTCACGCGTACCTGAACAGCCTTGTTGCCATATGCCATGTTGAAAAGAACATCATTGCCATCACGCACGAACAGCCAACCGAATGGATTTGCCATTTGCTTCTCCCAGGGAAGTCAAGACATGGATAGCAAGATTACAGTAGATCGCGAGGCCCGCGTTGCGTCCCCACAAGCCGGGGCGGCGTTGACGGATGACGCGCGCGACGCGGCGCGGTATCGGTGGTTACGAGAACAGCATTGGAACGAGGCGACGTTATTTGTGGTGGCCGGTGGTCAATACGTTGTTCGACTCGGTACAGATTGCCCAAGCCGCGAGCGTCTAGACGCTGCCATTGATGAAGCCATGGCCACCGCGCAACCAGCCAGCGGTGGTTAGCAATGGTCCGCGTCGCATGCATGGCACTCCACCGACGCATCAAAGCGGGGCGCCCGAACAAAGCCGGCGATTCATTTATTGGCGGCGGTCAGGATGTGACCAGTGATTGCATCAAGGCGATTATCGAATTCGTCGGCGTTGGCGGAACACACGAAGTAACCGTAGACGGCAGACCGATGTATGAGATCGAGATCCGCGCCCTCGCCAACGAAGACGCGCCCGCAGCAGCCTCATGAAAAAAAGCCCTGCACTCGGCAAGGCTGAACACCGCGGGGGAACGCGGCTAAGGCAGATTGCATCGTAGGCCTCGTGTCCCACGGTGCCTATCGGATAACTCTGAAATCTGGAGCATGCAACATGAAAATGGCCCGCGCCGATGCAGACGACATCGAGGCCGCACTCGAGCTGGTTGCCATCCTGGGTAACGTCGACAGAGGCTACATGCCCGACGTTGCTGACAGCGAGGACGAGACGTTTTTCGACCCGGACCGCGAGACGCACCTGAAGCTCTTTTACGAGTGCGTGATGGACTGCGTCGAGCGCTCGCCCGGCGGTATCTTTCGCGTGGTCTGGGGGTTTCAGACGCTCGTCGCCAACAACGTCATCGACCCGGAACTCGACTATCTCGAACTGCATCCGCGGCTGACGGCAGCGCTTGATGCACGGGATAAGCCATGAACGGATATGACGCAATGCGAGCCGGCTTCGAGGAACAGCGTGCGCGCGCTATCAACGTCGACTGGTTCACGTGGCAGATTGCCTGGCTTGATGCACAAGCCGTCACGCTTGAGGAAGCTGCAGCGGCTGTAGCCGATCATTGCCGCAAGGGTCGCGAATGGATCCCCGGGAGCCTGTGGGACACACTCACGCGCGAGTGTGCGGCGCGTGTACGCGCAATCGGTAGGAGATGAGCTATGAGCCGCAATTCGATGGTCCAGATCGGGCCTTGCCCCATACCTCTTGTGCCGGTCCGCGACTTTAGCAAGCCGCGCCTCACGCGCGAGGACTGGAATGGCCTGTGGCAGCTGTGTGGCCCGTCGGCCCAACACAACCTCTCGCGCAATCCGCTCTGGGTTGTGATCTGCATGGCGTACTACGAGGGCATGGCGCACGCGAGCGGCCTGCTCGAGGAACAAGGCAAAGTGACTTTGCAAGAGCCAAAGCAATGAGCATCCGCACGATCATTGAGATTAACCACGATCGCCTGTGAGGCCAGGAGACGGGAGAATGAATTCTATCGGAATTGACAAATTGACTAGCAAGGTTGATCTGGGTCGATCGACAATTTACCGCCTGATCGCCGAGGGAAAATTCCCGAAGCCCTTCCAGATACTGCCAAACCGGAATGCCTGGATCGAGAGCGACATCGACGAGTGGCTCGCAGCGAAGGCCGGCAAGCCACTTCCGGACACTAGCCCGCAGCCAGCCCCTGAGGAGACGTGAACGGCAGGATCGTCGCGGTGTTGTACTCGCCGGCGCAATATTGAGCCCAGTGCTCCATCATCTTGCGGCGCCGCTCGAGCATGTCCCCACGCTGGTATGCGCGCCGTGCCTTATTTACGACCTTGTGAGCGAGCGCCTTGTCGACGAGCACGTCGGAATACTCGGCGCCCTCCTCGGCCCAGTCCTGGAACGTCGAGCGAAAACCGTGCACGGTGTATTCCGGATAACCCATGCCGCGCAGTAGTTCGAGCATTGCCATATTCGATAGCGGACGCCCCTTTTTGTCGCCCGGGAACAGGTAACCCCACTTCGATCCCGACAGCATTTTTTCAATGATCTCGCATGCCTTGTCGCACAACGGCACGCGATGCGAAACGCCCATCTTCATGCGCTCCGCCGGGATCGTCCACACCTTCGCCTTCAGGTTGAACTCTTCGGGCCGTGCGAACTGGATCTCGTTCGTTCGGGAAGCACACAGAATGAGCAGATGGAGTGCCCAGGCCGAGCGGGCACCTTCCGCCTGCTTCGCCACGATTTGCGGAATGAAATCTGGCAGGTCGGCCCACGGCATGGCCGGATGGTGCTTCACGGCCTTTTTGCGTTTCGGGAGGATCTTGTCGAGGTGTCCACGCCACCGTGCCGGGTTGTCGCCCTCGCGATGGCCGAGCGCTTTCTCAGCGTCGAGAATCGTCTCAATCCGGCCGCGCACGCGACTCGCCGTCTCACGCTTCGCAACCCAGATCGGCTGCAGGATGCGCACGAGCATGGCCGTATCGACATCGCGCACGTCCGTGTCGCCGATGACCGGATAGGCGTAAGTCGTGAGGGTGTTTGTCCACTGGTCGGAGTGCTTGCTGTTCTTCCAGCTCGCCTGCGTACTCTCAATGAACTCGGTGGCCGCCGTCCGGAATTGCCGGGCACCCTCGATAGCCACCTTGCGCCGCGCCTCGTCGCGCGCGCGAATAGGATCGATCTTGTCTTTGAGCAGGCCACGACACCGGGCGGCTTCCTCGCGAGCTGCAGCAAGCGACACGTTTGACAATGATCCGAGGCCCATCTCGCGAGGGCGCCCCATCAGTTTGAATCGGAAAATCCAGGTGCGGGAGCCGGTCGGCGAGATCTGGAAATAGAGGTTGCCACCATCAGCGTAATAGCCGGGATCAACCAGTTTTCCGAGTTTGAGCGCAGTCAGCCGGTGAAGCTGCCTCGACTGTGTTGTCGCCAT